ATCAGGCTGATGAAAGGATTGGTGCGCCAGATCCAGTTATAGATCGGCTCCACGAATTGATTGACGGCCTGTTCGAAGAAATTGTTGATATTGGCTAGATCGGGCATGGTAGGAGAGAGTTGACTGACGTTGGTTCGATTGAACGCATCGCGATAATCGCGGTGTGTTGCGTTTCTGATCGAAGGCCTACGATCTACTATCCAGCCTTGTGAATTATACGAAGGGCAAGGTCCGGCCCTCATATCCTAGCCAACCTTAATCACAGTTCCTCTCTCGGAGCGGTTTTATAGTCAAGGACTTTCCGAGCTTCCGAAAGTCGGTCATACCTATCCCGAATAGATTCACTCGGACCTAAAGCGTGGAGTATTGCATCCGCTATCCTAGAAAATTGCCTATAGCATAGCTTCTCGGTTTTCTTCTTACCGGGGTCCAGCTTAAAGGTGTCCATTTTCAAGGCGATATGGACTAGTTTGTGGCAGTCCCTACACAGTACCCGCGTATGGTGAGCTTTGGTGCGCGCCCAGGATTTAGGATACCAAACGTGGTGTATGTCGTTATGGAAATCCTGTTTTAGGCATAACAGGCAGGTGCTATTCCAGTACACCAGAGAAGCCGCCCGAATGGACCGCCACTTCTCTGATTTCAGGAATTTCGATCTGTAATTTGTTCGTGTTACCAACCCCACAGATCACCTCTTTGGAAATGCTTTTTGCAAGAGTGCTTTCATGTCAGGCTTGCCCGTGGGAGCGACTTCCGTTGGCGCGTTGAAGTTGCCGGGCTGCTTAAGCCCGCGGATCGCCTGAAGTTCTTTCGCCAGGGCATTGCGCTCCGCTACGACAGCAGAGTATCCCTTCTCCAGAACGGGAACGACGTGCTTAACCATCACATCGAGGTAAGCCGCTTTCGTGGCGACGGTAGCCGCGTCTTCCGGCGAGAGGCGACCGAAGGCATTCTTCTCCGCCATTGAGCGCGTCTGGGATAGCGCGGCGTTGTACTCGGCGACTTGCGCCTTCTGTTCCGCCGTGGCGTCGGCGGGCGCTTCCTTCGCGGAGATCAGATTCTCGAAACCGAGATTGCCGTAAACTTTCTCGAAGGCTTGGGTGCGCTGCTGGGCATCCTTCGCCTCGATACCGGAGCGGAGTTCGCCCGCCTTGGCCAGCGCCGTGCGTTCATCCCCTGCGAGCTTGTAAGCGTTGCGCATCGCCACCTGGACCGTGCTCGCGTCCATGCTGTTCATATCCTTGGTCATCTCGGCCACGGCGGCGTTGAAATCTTTCTGAGACTTGCCAAGGAGTGCGGGATCGACTGCGCCCTTGTTATTGTACGCCAGCACTTCACCAGCCTCGACGAGCGCCTTGGCTTTCGGTTCCGTGTACTGACGGGTAAAGTCGGGGTGATTCTGAAGATCGAGAACAGCCAGTCGATCGAGGGCTTTCTGATGCTCGCCCTTCAGCTTCTCAACGTCGGCGATGTCGGCAGGCGTGGCCTTACGCAGGGTAGCGAGCTGGGCTTCAGCGTCCGCCAGTTTCTTCTGTGCCGTCGTGATCTCGGTCTCGGCCTTGGTCTTGAGCGCCTTCCAGCCTTTCTTGCCGGACTCGGAGATTCCCTCGGGCTCTGCGATGTCGGCGAACCGGTCTACCGGCTCAACGGCGATGGGCGGAACTTCGACCGCAACCGGTGGCGTGGCCACGGCAGCTGGCGGGGGTTCGGCGGCGACGGGCGGCGGGGTAGCGGCAGCCGGTGCGGCCACTGCCGCAGGGGGCGTGACACCCGAGGCGTAGAGGGCCTTGATCCCGTCTTTCAGGGATGAGTTGATCGGCGAGGCCAAGGGCTTAGCCTTAGAGAAATCTGGGGTAGCAGCGGACGACGCCGGGCGTGCAGTCGTGGGCGCGGGGGCCGAGATAGGGCGGTTCTGTGAGGTCGGGTTGACCGGAGTAGGGGTGCGCGTGGTTGGCGCGGCAGGAGGTACGGTAGGCATAAGGTTACGGGGTTATGGGTTTCATGTCGGTGGGTCTCTGAAAGTCTGGGCGACCCGCATCGGGGTAACTCTCTAGGAGTTGCGCACGCTTGGGCAGCGGGGCCATGATCGGCTGTGCGAGCGCCACTTCCAAGAGTTTCCACCCTTGGAGCTGGTGCAGTCGGTTGATAGCGATCTGCGGCCCGAGAGCCGTGTCCATCCCGACAGGGAATAGTGACGGGCGCGACAAGCGCACGTTCGCCAGAACTTTCTTCCAAACACGACCTTCAAAAAAGGCGCGAAGTTCCCCCTTCTCTTCAGGCAGGAGATCCTGCATAATGTCGGGGACGAGGGGTTCGTCGTTCACGCGGGGGGCCAGTGCCGCTTTCAGCCGGGGTGTTTTAGGCATAGATTAGCTTCTTCCGTTCGGCATAGGTACGTTCTGCATCGGCGGCAAGCCCAATTGCTGGAGAAGGGCGTTCTTCGGTTCGATGCCTAGGTCCTTGAAAGAGATACTGATCGACTCACTTGCGGTCTTCTGTGGCTGCTGGGGGGCCTGCTGCTGGGGCTGGCCACTTTGCGGAGCCTGTCCGCCCTGCTGTTGCTGGGCCTGCATCTTGTTGAGGATGCCGCGGGCGATGCTCTGGACCTGTCGGAAGGCGGGCGTGATCGCCTGCATCTGTTGCTTCTTGGTCTCGTCTTTGGAAAGGTACTGCATGTGCTCGCCGGTATGCTCGATACCGATAGTAAGCGCGGCCACGGCTTCCGCCGGAATGTTCTGCGTCTTCTGGAACTGCTGAACGATTGGGATAAGCGGTTTGAGATGCTCTTGGATATGCTCGTAGTGCGCGTCCTCAGGAGCGACAGGGAGGGGCATACCTTGACCGAAGGAGTTATTCTCGATCATGGCCTCTCGACGCTGCATAGGCTCGGAGTCCTGACCTTGCGGGAGAAGAGCTTTCTCCACGGCCTGCGAGCCGTACTTGTAGGCAATCAGACTCTCTAAGAAATAGCGACCATTGACGCCGGGCATCTGGGACAGTGCCAAGCCCTCTTGGAACTTCTGCGTCATCATCTGGGGGTTTGCCATGCCCGCATTAGCGGCACATTTCACGCGGATCGGAGTGTTGAAAATAACTTCATCGGGTACCCCGCGTGCGCGGAGGCGCTCGACGAACTTCTTGGCGTCGTCGCACTTGTTCCCCTTCGTCCGCATCCGGCGTACCTGCTCGGTGTAAATGTTGGAGCCTACTTGCGAGAGGAAGATCGCAGCTTGGGCAACTGAAAGCTGACCTTGCATACCTGCCAGAAGTTTAGCCTGGGTTGCCGTATCGGTGCTTTCGATCTGACGCTGCTGTTCGGAGTAGAGGGAATTGTTTTCATCGCGGTTCTTGCTCAACATCTGCGTCACTTCCATCGCTTGCTGGAGCTGGGGATACACAGCCACTTGGGTCATCCCGCTCGGGAGCATCGTCATCGGTCCGAAATTCTCCACCGGTGGGGATTCAGCCGGAAGATTCTCACCCGTGTACTGAAAAGTGAGCCCTGAAGCGATTGCCGCGCCATCGACCATGCGGCACTTCATCCGGTTCAGCAGCGAGGAGTAGAAGAAATTCTTGATGCCGAACCCTTTGATAGAATGAATCATTCCATCAGTGCCGGTGTCGTACCAAACCGCACCTAACAGATGCCGCCAATCGTCGGTGTAGGCGTCATCCTCGAAAAGAAACTCCTCCACGCCTTTATTCTGCGGGAAGACGTAACAGCCGATCTTACCGTCAAAATTTTTGACATAGAGCCAGACACACGTAATCGGCTGAAAGGGGGTTGTGATAACGATGTCGTTATTGACGAGAAGATCCTGGAATCGTGTGTAATCGCGATAGTCGGGAAACTGCCCGCTACCTGCCTGCCCCATTTGAACGATAGCAGCCTTGATGGCGTTTTCGTTCCAACCGGCGTATTTGGCTTTACGAGTTGTTTCGGCATCACGGATGTAGCCATAAAGTTCTGACGCCCCTACGTCGCGCACGAGAGCCATCACTTCCCACGAGTCAGGGTTCATCGCGGTGTTCTTTGGCCAGTACACACGCTGGACGTTGACTGATTTGTAGCGGGGGTCTTCGCTATCCTGCCACTGGGCGATGCCCGGCCCGTACTCGATGAAATTCTTGGAGAGCTTGGTGTACTCAATCTGGTAGCCCTGCCAGTCTTCATGGAACTCGTCGAAGGACTCGGCGAAAGCCGCCTGCCACTTCTCGCAGTCGGTTGAGGTGGAGGCGATCTTGAAAGCAGCACGATGGGGAACATCTTCCGTGAGCTGCCAGTACGGGATGGCTACCCGATCGCGGGCGGACTGGGCATCACCGAAATTGATATTGGTCTGCCATGCGGCACCCTGAGCTTCCAGATCTTCAGGGGAGAAAGGACGCCCACCTTCCAGTTGATTGCGCGTCTGGGCAATCGTGTTCGAGCGCATCACGTTGTCCGTGATGAAGCGATTGAAGATCGTGCGCGCACCCCCTACGTCGGCAATGCGACGATACGAGGTGACGCGATCCCAATCGTTCTGTATCGGAGTCTTGGATACCGCTACAGGCTTTTTTGGGGGTGGGGCTTTGCCTTTGTTATTAGCCACGAGGAGAGCACGTACAAATCTTCGGGGCGGTTTTCGACTTCGGACTGACGCGGGAGTTGCACATCGGAGCGAAAGGCTTGACGCCCTTCACGAAGGTCACGGTCTTGGGCGTCGAAGTTGGACGCGCTTGATGCGGAGATTTCATGCTATTTATAGAAGATGACGACATCCGGCGCGGTGCCGGGGGTGCCTGTTGAAGTGGGGGTAGTGCTAGCACCGATGCCGATACCAGTCGCATGGTTAGCTAGGGCAATGTCGCCCACTGGGATGAAGGCTGCTTGAGAGGCGAGCACTGGAACCCACCAGATTACAGACGTACCAAGGACTGGAGTGCCTGCGGTGTTGTAAAATTGGACGTAGAGAGTAGCTGCGGTTTTATTGGCGATCGCGAAGCCGTACACACTGCCCGCACTGGCTTTGATGTTCAGAACGGTGAGGCCAGTGGCGAGACCGACCGAAGCCGCATTGACTGCCGCTGATGTCGGAAGTCCAGCAGAAGCGACTTTATTCGTGGTGCCGTCAGTCGTTTGGTCAACACCAGTTTTACCGATGATTGCTGAACCGGCCACAAGAACCGGAGAAGTGGCGATGCTCACTGGAATAGCGCCTTGATCGGTCGCGATGGTGATAGATGTCGAACCCGCTTTCGTAAGCGCCCCGAGTGCTGGGGTGCGCGCAACTAGGGTTGCAAGATTCCCGCCTTCCGTCGCCGGAGACGCTGGAACCTTGGCATTCATCGCCGCCAGTGTCGTCTGTGTGGCAAAATCCTTGGCGGCAACCGTGGCGAGGGTTGTCTGGGTTGCAAAGTCCTCCGCCGCAATCGAGGCCAGATAACCAACGAAACGCTTGGTCAAAGCGATAAGCGAGAATGCCCCAGTATCCGAGGACGCCACAGTGTCAGAGGGCAGACCGATACAATCGGCAGCGGGGGTGAAATCTGTTGCTAAGCCGTTGGCGTCCTTAATTGCGATTTTTGACATAAAAATTACTCCAGTAGGAGATTTACTAGATTAACCGATTGAGCTAGATCCATCGAAAAAGTGCCTCCGCCCTCACGTCCTACTGCGCCCGTCCCGTCCATGCCGAGGTTTAAACCTATCTGCGGGGTATAGACTGAGAAACGTCGCGGGGTAAACCGCTGCATTAATGCCCGTTGTTGCGGGGTAGCCCCTACTGACGGAGATTTGTAGGGGCGAAGTTGCATCAGAAGCCAAGTCCGAGCCCAAGCTTCGGAGTGGAAACCACGGGGCAATTGCACTGAAACGCATTAGTGGTGTGGATTGGTGCGGGACCGGACATCACATCGTACTGTTGCGGGCGCATCGGAGACGCGACTTTGGGTATGACGGCTTTAGAAAGCTCACGGCCATCGCTGGGCGTCAGCCGGGTACGTGGGTTGAGATTGGCCATGACTTCGTGCCTGACAAAGTTATTGCTTTTTTGCAAGGATTTCTAATTGCCAGCACCAATGAGGAAATTTTATGTTCCTCCCGGAGTTGGAAGCGATGATCGCGGCGTCAGGCAAATTGACCTTGGACACGAGATCGCAACCGCAGAACTGGCACGAGTGAAGACCGGCTATCCTGCGGTCGTCCGGCACCGCTGAGCGGACGAGCTTACCCAAGGAACACGTAAAACACTCGTGCCCTTGGTCCACATTCGCGGCGCAATTATGACAAATGGTAGCGCGGCGTTGAGCTTCCTCTTTCGCCACGAACTCCCCCCCGCTCTTCAGCCATGTCCAAGCGGCGGTGCTGAATCCGATAATCTTCTCCATGCTCATTACGTTACTGTCCTGCGGGGTAGGGACCCAGGGATCGTCCGGCCCTTCGGATATACATTCATTCGAGCCCAGCCGACCGCAGATCCACCGTTCGATTTCTTTCTGCACGTCGGCCTCGCTGCCGAACGGCAGGCTCTTGTGCTTACGGTGCGCGATCACTTGGCGCGTCAGTTCGCCTAGGGATCTAGCCGTGAGAATAAGGGCCGTCTCTTTTTGGAGGTACGAGAATCCGAAGGCAGGGGATTCGTTCTTAAATCTTAATAGAGCCATGTGAAAATTCCTTGGTGTAGCGTTTCTGGTGAAATTTGGCGCGGGCGCGCATCTGATCCCAGTTGTTGAGTGCAGTGCCTGCGACTTTGCCGCCGAGCAGACCTTTGCGGACCATCAGTTCGGCAAATTGGCAGAAGGCATCACCTCCGTCTGGGGACCGACCAATGCGCGCCTTCAAATCCTTCTTCGTTTCTGCGACCATGCGCTTACCGTCGCTTTCCTGAACCAATGTGTACCGCCTAGCGTCCAAGTCTACAGTAACTTTCGGGTCGATATTATCGAGGCCGCAGAGCATTCCATCGCGAGCCATATATGAAGCTCGAAGCCACAGCTCCGTTACGAAGCGTTTAACCTGCTCGTTTGCGCCAAGGGGGTCATCCGTACGGAGGGGTCGATTCGTCGCTTCGCCGCCGTAGTAGATGCCCTCCACATGCCCGCGTCCCGGCAGCGGGGTCCACTCGTTGCGGAGGATGGCGTACACACCACGGGCATTGCCGGTGAGATCCTGAATAAAGTTCTCGGGTTGAATGCCACGCTCTTTGCATAGACGAATACATTCCCGAGCGATCTGGAAATCCTTTTCTGGGAAACCGGGTCCGACCTTCGTTTGAATGATGACGGATTCACGGGCGCAACAGCAGGGCTTCCCATCACGCAATGATCCGATTTCTCCGGTGATGAAGAAGCAGTCATCGCTATCGAAAGCAGGATCGAGAGTAGCGCATGGGGTGGCGGCGAAGTCGAATGCCTCGGATCGGCGGGCTTTCTCAATGGTATTCGAGGGCCAGATTTTGCTAACCATTCCGTCAGGGGGAAAAAATCCTCGCCCGAACATCCAGCCACCGGGGGTGGATAGATCAAGGGTCTGCCAAAATTCCCACGTCATTATGTTTTTATTTACCGTCTTTCGCGCTTTTACGTTCGGGGACTGCTGGCCATCTAGATGGAGACAAACCCCGCGTTTAGTTTCCCAGAATAGCGTTGAGTCTTCGATAGACCCCCAACCCTCTTTAGGCTTACTCCACTCCCCGTACATTGATTGCCGCTCCACGGGGTTAGTAAGCAGAACCCCCTTGAAATCGCCGCCCGTCATGGCGTTTTCCATAGCGAGGTACAGAGAATCAGCAACGTCCTGGGCTTCATCGGCCACGATTCGACGGCGCGGTACGTGGTGGCCACGGATCTTGCCCGCATTTTTGTCCCCCTTATCCAAGGCGAGCCCCTGGATTAAAAATTTGGTATCGGCGGGACTCCCGTTTAGCCAGAATTTCATTTCATTCGTACTACTAACCGTCCGAAAGATAGAATTGATGGCGTCCCGTGTACGGGAATTATTTATCGCTATCATAAGGTCGGACCAAAGACGTGTCTTTAGGGCGTCGAACTTGGTCGTCACAAGGGATGTCGCGGTAGCTTGAGGAGCAGATAGGTAGTCGAGCAGAACGAAATGCGCGGTGTTGTACGTCTTGCCCGCAGACGCATGGCCCATCACCGATATAATTGGGTAGGTACACCACGCCCAACACATTAGTTCACTCCAGTCATTCCACTCAAACACGTCTTCTGGCCACATCAAACGAAAGGCGGATTTGAAGTGAAATTCGGTGGAGTGGTCAGTGGAATAGTTTACCGGATCCCGGTAACATGCCAATTCGATGTTGAGCAAATTAGCGCCTTCGGACTTCTTCCACATGCGGCCATACTTCTCGATATACTCTGAGTCTTTAACGGCCACTAGACTGCCCTCCTAAACTCTCCGAAATACTTCACTCTTGCAGCCTCATACGCGGCACTAGCTTCTTCCGGGGTTGGGAATAGCCCTAAGTAGGTGTGCCGACCCCCGAGCCCGATATACGCCTCCCATTTCTTTGCGCGTGCTACCCACCTAACACACCTAAACCCGGAGGTATTATTAGCGTAGAATTTAGAGTTTCGGTTGTTCTCTATTCGGGTAGCTTCTCGTAGGTTGGAAACTCGATTATCCGTTCGTACCCCGTTTATATGATCCAACTGGTCTTTAGGCCATGCACCAGTAACGTAGAGCCATACCAAACGATGAGCTTTATACCTTCGAGGCTCGATTCGTATGCACCTATACCCGTGGCGCTCAATATACCCTGCAATGGTGCCTACGGGTTTTCTGTTGGACAGGGAAACCCTCCACCTGAAAACCCCAGTCTCAGGATCATAGCTCAACAACTCTTTCAGTCGCTCTTGGGTTAATTCAGTTTTTTTCATGGTTGACAAGGGCCACGCTAGGCCCTGTCATGGCCACTATGCAAGCGAAAAGACTTAGAGTTCGTTTAGACCCCGACGTAGGAAAAATCATACGGCAGAAGGCGAAAACCAACTTCCGCTCCATCTCGAAAGAAGCCTCGCAGCAGTTGCGCACGCATTTCGAGAACTTGAAAACCCCGGTAAACTCCACATGCACATCTTAACGCTCACACAACCCCTCGCCGTCGGTGGCTCCATCGGCACGCTTACTCCCGGCGAGTGGCTCATGTCCGACCAAAATTCCTTTGAGCTGGCCCTTCTCGCCGAGCGCGGGTCCGCATCCCTAGAACGATTCCCTGAAACCCCGAGTGCCTACAATAGCGATGAAATTGTTTTCATGCGCTCCGGCGCAATTGGGGATCTCTTATTCCTCACTCCTGCAATTCGCGCATACAAACTCGCGAATCCCCACAGAACGGTCTCCTTAAGTTGCCGAGTAGAACACCAGTCACTTTTTAAGGGCCTCGATCTTTTCGATGCCCTGTATCCCTACCCACTCCGTATTGAGGCTATCGCTGAGTGCCCGCTTATACGCTCCCTCGAAAACGTAATGGAACTCGCCCATGACGTTCACGCTACTGATGCCTTTGCAAACGCCCTCGGCGTACAAATATCCGACTACAAGCCCGTCTACATCGTTACCGACGAGGAGAAATCCCTCGCCAAGAACTGGATTCAGAGCAACCGCCCCCGCGTTGGTATCCAGCTCGCCGCGTCGGTCAAGAACCGCAACTACCCCCTAGACCTATGGGCAAAAGTGATCTTCGGTCTGGACGACCGAGGCTGGGAAGTCTTCCTCTTCGGGCATCCAGGACAGATACCGGAGTTTGCGCCGAACATGAAGCGCACCTACGTCCACAACATGACCACGGAGAAGCTGAGCTTCCGGGAATCGGCGGCACTCCTCTCGCAGTGCAACGCATTTGTTGGCGTAGACTCCTCACTTCTTCACCTCTGCCATGCCCTCGACGTTCCCGCTATCGGTTTGTTCGGTGCGTTCAGTTGGGAGACCCGCACGAGTAAAGCCCCGCTCACCCATGCCCTCACCGGGAATGGTGAGTGCAAGAACTGCCGATGGCACGCGAAGAACGGCCTCCATTTCCCCCCGATGCCCTGCCGCCAAGAGCAGTTCTGCTCCGTCCTCGCGTCGATTACGCCAGAACGAATCGTAGCCAAAGTAGACGCGCTGAAGCCATGAGAACCACTATCTCGATCGTCACGTACACCCAACTAGAGAAAGCCAAGCTCTGTATAAAATCCATACTGAACGGTGGCGGGCAATTCGACCTAATCCTAACCGCCAATGGTAATATCGAGGCAGCGGCGTATTTCCAGATCCTCGCGGATACCTACACCAATGTCCGCATGGTCGTAAACGAAACAAACGAAGGCTTCATCGAACCCAACAAACGGGCACTGGGGATGACCGATACCCCGCTGTTCGCTATGGTGAATGACGACTGTATCTTGCCACTGGGTTGGCTGGGCAAAATCAAACGGCAGTTCGCGATCAACCCAAAAGCGGCTGTTGTCGGGCCGAGAGGCTGTAGGCTGCGGGACAATTTCGTAGGTGGGCTGGAGGGAAGTGTGGTGGAGTACATCGAGGGCGTTTGTCTCGTGGTACGCACTGACCTTGTGAAGAAGCATGGGCTCTTCGACCCGAACTTAAAATGGGCTTACGGAGAAGATGCAGAATTGTGCATACGGATGCGTTCGTTAGGCTACACCATCCATCTTGCCGATTTCCCGATCCACCACAAACCAGGAAGCACGAGTTACCTCGTTCCCGAGGTGAAGAAGTTCTTCGCCACGAACCACAATTATCTTCGCCAGAAGTGGAGTGATTACCTCAAAACTCATCGGTTCGCCCACGAGACATGAAACTCACCCTCGTTACCACGGCTTGCTTTCGCCCCGAAGCCTGGGCACTCTGCGAAAAATACGTTTCCCAGCAAACTCGTCAGCCCGACCAGTGGCTATGCCTCGATGACGACGAGAACCAAACTGTCTGTACCAAAAATCAGGAATATCACTACTGGCCAGAGTACAGAGGGAAAGGCAGTCTCGCCGCGAAGATCCGGCGCATGGTCAAGGATAATCTCGTAAAGGGCGATGCTGTAGTAATCCTCGAAAATGACGATTATTATGCCCCTACTTATCTTGAGAACGTAGAGAAGTGGCTTGGCTCTGCCGATTTGGTCGGCGAACAAGATGCACTCTACTACAACGTCAACACGCGCACCTGGTTCTCGCATCGCAACTCCCAGCACTCCAGTTTTTGCTCAACGGCATTTAAAGTTTCCCTCTTCCCACAACTGCTGCGCGCCGCCGCCACGGATTGCCCGTACATCGACATCCGGCTGTGGAGCTACGTCCAAGCCCCGTTCAAGAAGCTCGTCGTCCGACCGCAGGACTACCCACAATCCACTCGCCTCGTGGTGGGCATCAAGGGTATGCCGGGCAAGTTCGGCTACGGGGCAGGGCATATCATGCCCCCTGGACGCGGGGTACAACTTGACCCTCAACTGACGAAACTCACCGCTATGCTCGGCCCGAATGCCGAGGCATATCGCATCTTCGGAGAACCTAAACCAATCGAAATACCTATGAGCACACAACCCGCACGTCTGTCTGAAACTGATGAAGTCCACGGCCCCAAGTGGGAGCAGTGGCTTACCCACCTAAAGGGGAAACCCGCTGTCGGTCTTGAGATCGGCACCTGCCGCGGCGAGTCCGCCGAGTCGATGTGTACGCGCATCTTCACCGATCCGAAGTCCCTCTACTACTGCGTGGACACGTTCGAAGGCTCGCCCGAGTACGACAAGGCGATCAAGTTCTCCGAGGTGGAAGCCGCCGCCCGCGAGCGCCTGAAGGGCTTCAAGCAAGTCGCCATCCTCAAGGGCACCTCGGCAGAAGTGCTGAAGAAGTTCAAAACCCCACTGGATTCCGTCTATATCGACGGCGGGCATGATTCCCTCAACGTCATCCGAGATTCGGTCATGGCTTTCGACCTGCTGAAGGTAGGCGGGGTGATGATCTGGGACGACTACGGCTGGACCCTCATGCCGAACGAGATTGATCGGCCAAAGTTCGCTATCGACTTCTTCCTCAAAACCTACGCCAAACACCTCAACGTACTGCACAAAGCTTGGCAGGTGGCAGCGGTGAAAACGTCATGAAACCCCGTCCAACTAAAGAGGAGGTTGCCGAGGCGATTGCACGCCTAAAAGAATCCTTCCCCGAGGAGAAGCACGAAGGACATTGGGAATCCCGGGTATTTGAAGACGAGGTAGCTGCCATCCACACTTTAATCGCGCTAGCGGACTACTATGAAAACTGAAGTTCACATTTTAAGCTGGTGTGAGGCAGAGATTCTTCCCTACACCATCAGGCATTATAAAACCTTCTGCTCGCGTATTGTTGTCCATGACGACCAGAGTACCGACGGCTCCCGCGGGATCATCAAAGCGGCTGGCGTGGAGCTGGTCGATCGGCACACGGGCGGCGTCGTTGACGAGCACGAGTATTGCCGGGTGAAGGACGAGAGCTGGAAGGGCACCACGGCAGACTGGGTGATCGTCGTCGATGCTGACGAGCTGATCTACTTCCCGAAAGGGGCCGAGCAGACGATCGCGGAATACGAGCGTCAGAGCGTGAACGTGGTGAAGCCCTATGGGTTCGAGATGTTCACCGATACGTTCCCGACGACTGAGGGCCAGATCTACGATGAAGTGAAGAGGGGCGCGCCGGAGTATCAGTGGTACTCCAAACCGGCGATGTTCTCAGCGAAACGAGTGAAGGAGATCCACTACGGACTCGGCGCGCACGGATGCTCCGGGAAGCTCATTTCCGGGGCGGCGTTCTCGAACCCTACTGCTTACTCGATCCCGGAGACTTACCTGCTCCATTTCAAGCATCTCGGCGGCGTAGAGCGGCTGGCGAAGCGATACGACGAGGTGTACGCACGCCAGTTGCCGATCAACCACAAAATGGGCTGGGGGCATCAATGTGACGGGCATACCGCTAGTATGAATAAACGGAACGGGATTCTGCCGAACTTACGGCAGGTTATTTTTTGACCGAAGTATCTTCCTTTAGCTTGAATCCAGTGGTGCCCATCAGCGCGGCGGTAGAAAGTCCGTCAATCCAATGCTGCATGGTGGTCTCGCCTACCCCCTGCTTTTTCCACACTTCACGCACCGCTTCCTCAGCGAATAGAGGCAGAAAATGAGTGGTGGCGTATTCGGTATACGTGTATTTTCGCTCCTCTTGACGGAGCATATTCAACGATACTTTCCCGCTCGCCGGAAGCTCCATATCCGTCCAGGGCATCTGGCGTCCTACGGCGTCCGCCCCCATTGCGACATCGGTGGATACCCCAGCAAAAGGACTGAGACGCCCGCGAGCGTACTCGCCTACTTTCTGAGTGGCTTCCCCAAATTTGGTGTCCCGCTTCTCGAACTTATCACGAGTGCCCATCGTGATGTGGAACAGATTCGCCGCGAGACGAACCAATCCAAGCATCGGACTGACCGGGCTGAGTTCTTTACCCCCGGCTTTGAAGTTCAGGAAATCCGGTTTCATCGGGTCGGTAAAATTGATCTTCTGCTTACTGTCTGAGGCCGAAAGAAGCCCTTGGTTCGCCGCGAGCAGCCCCATATACGTACCGACGATCGCAGCCTTATGCTTCAGCTCGCGTAGAGCAAACTGGCGTTCACCGTAGGTCGTATCCTTGCCCGACGCCCAACGGGTGAATATCTCGCCCGCTTTGGCGGGGTCTTGGATCATCCAAGCCCAACGGGAACCCTCCAAGCGAGCGGAGAAGAATGTGTACTGCGTCCAACCGGGCAATCGGGTGCGAATACTACCCGTGGCGTGGTTGATCGCATCGGCTAAAAGTTTCGCGTCATCGAGAGATCGGAGTTCAGGGGAGTATTTTTCCCAGGCGTTATTGAACATGGCCTGACGCATGATCTTGATCGCATCCATGCCCCGATTGCCCATCAAACCGATCTGGCGGAGATAATGGGTCGTCCAAGCACTCTGAAAGTCATCGGTGACACGATGCGGACTATTATTGAGCCCGGCGCGGGAGGCGAAGTCGAACAAGGGGTCTGCCTCCAACTGCTGCATCATGCGTTCGTGGTACGCCCCGCCGTCATGGACGCCCATAAGTTTGAACTGGCGTAGGAAATTCGGCCAGTACGTGCTCCATTCGAGGGGATTGAAAATGTTAATTGCACCATGGGTTACACCGAACACTGTTCCATGCAGGGCAGTAGCTACACGAAACATCGCATTTGGAAGCAGTTTTATCGCTTTGATGTAGCCGGGGGTCTGCTGGTCTTTCACCCAATCTTGGGCCTGCCGAACGAGGTTACGCCGGTCCGCCATTTTGCGGTACATCTCGTCCGTCATCGTGCGGACTTCTTTCGGCCCGGCGAGAATCTTGTGAACTTGCTCCTCGGGGAGCCCGGTATCTGTGGCGATCTTGTTGACGATAGACGGATAATCATCTTCGCCTTTTTCCAGCAAGTCTTTCGCCCGCATCCATACATCCTGGGTGGCATTCTTCTCCTCATTCGCTGGGATGGCTTTGCGCGCCTCAGCGATCTGGCGATTCACGTCTTCCAGTTCTTGCTTTGCTTTCTCGATAGCCTCTGGTTGGGGTCGGTTGAGTTCTTTCGGTTTCGCTTCAACATCGCCAGATGCGAGGGTGGCTCTCTTCTCCTCAATCTGCTTATTGATGGCGTCCACCTTGCGCTGCACCAGTTCGGCCTCGGTCGGCTTCGCCGCTTCCTTGCGCAGATCGGAGAGCTGTTTGTTCAGGGCGTCACGCTGTTGAATTAGCGGCTCAATCGTCTCAGTCGCCGGACGGTTCGCTTTCTTCGGTTCGGTCGAAAGGTCCCCGGCTTTGATCTTCTTCTCCAGCTCCGTCACGCGATCAGTAAGTTGGACGCGCCGGGCTTCGAGAGCCGCCGCGCTTTTCGTCTCGTAGGCAGACTGGATCGCCTCATTCGCCTTCTGTAGAATCGTATCGAGATGGGGCTTCACCCAGTCACCGAACTCTTTTCCAAGTTCTACCCCGGCATCGAGACCTCGGGCTAAATGGTCCGCCGCAATGGTAGCCAGATCGGATAAATTCTCTGTGCTGAGAAGCCCACCCGTGTTTTCCCACTCGACTACACTCTTGGATACGAGTTTTCCTAACCGGTCTGACACTCGGGCGCGTGCCTCTGCGGCGGAGTCTTTGAAATAGTCCCCAAGCCCCAGCCCCTTCTTGGCTGGTTTCGCTTTTTCGGCAGCGGCTTTTTTCACCCCTTCAAGGACCTTCTGTTTCAATGCCTCTACTTGATCCCGCAATCCTGCCGCTTGGTCTGAAAGGTCCTTTGCCTCTTTTGCCTGTTTCGGGTCCAACTCCTCCCCCGTTACGGCATGAACGGCTTTCGCCAACCCATGGTAAGATTCAGTATCTATATCGGTCTCGCCCTGCATCGCCATGCCCTTCTTATGCCATGCGGTACGCATCGGCTGGATGACGTTCTGTTGCCAGTCAAAGTCCGCTTTCTTCGCCGCAGCGTATTCCGGTGAATCTACACCGAACTTATCAGCAGCAGCTTTTGCTGCCTGTGCAAGATCTTCGCCGTGAGCACGCGCAATCGCTACGTCTTCGGGGCTGGAAGCTCCGGTATTGCGCACCCGGTCTGCCACGGCTTGCGGGTCTGCCCCCTTGGCGATTAAATCGCGACCCTGCTGAATGATCTCTTGCGGCGTCGTTCCTTCGCCGGGTTGGATTGGTTCGATCTTGCCCGCTTTCGCACGAGCCGCACTGACACGAGCAGCGATGCCATAAGTTTCACCGCTTGAAGGATCTTGAATTACATTTCCGTCTTTATCCGTGCGTATTATGATGCCATTCGCCCTATTTCGGGCTGCTTGTTCGGCGGTAATATCTGGCGATTCAGTTTTCGCCGCCCTCACCTCCGGTGGTTCCCAAGCGCCCGCGCTCGGGGTCTCGCCTTCCGTCTCCACGAGTTTCTGCATTCCGTCGAGAGAGAAGTCAGTAGCCACCGTGCCTTCCCCGGAGGGATGCTCTTGAAGCAGGACATTATACCCTGCGGCCTTTGCCTGTTCAGGCGACCCATGAAATTCATGCGCGGGCTCATTGATATTGGGCGAGCGGGATTCCCCGCCTTCTTTTCCCGGTATAGTAATGGTTGGGGTGCCGATTTCCCCTTCTTTCGGGATACTGATCTGCGCGTTCGCCGGGAGGGGCTTCAACAAGCGTTGGATCTGCTCGCCCTTGGCGCTGGCGGCTTCCCCCACCTCGTTCATCACCGCATCGTGCGAGATGCCTTGAGTTTCGGCTAGAGCGTCCACTTTTGCCTCATTGGAAAGCAACGGGTCAGACGCGATGCTCCGCACTTCTTTTGAGAGATGGTTAAGCGAAAGATACGACATACCGACCGACACGGCAGCATCGGTGGAAGCAGCAAACTTCTGCGCCGTCGTCTTGTTCGGGTCTCGTAGGATGCCGGGCAAAGCGTCAAACTGTTGAATCGCTCCTTCGGTCATGCCCTTTGAGAAAATAGCGGTAGCTGCTGTTTCGGCGGGGGTGATCGCAGCAGTAGCCCCCAATGCTTCTGTTCCGGCTTTCGCTGCGGCAACCTCAGTGCCTGCTCCAGCAGTCAGAAGACCACCCGGACTCGTCACCATATTCCAAACTTTGGCGAAAGGCTGGTAGACGGCTTTGATCGAACTCAGTTTAACCGAACCCATCGTTCCGATAGGAATCTCTACATTTTCGTCTTCCTTGGTGATCGGTTTCGCCAGAGGCGTCATCGCGTTCTGTTTGCCAATCTCTTGTCCCGGAGCCCAGAGTGGTAGCGCCAGTGGGGATTTGTCCGAACCGAAAAGTTGCTCCTCACCGGAAGTCTCGCCTATGGCACGACGCATCTGACCCGTGGTTAACGGCGTCCCATCATCCTTTTGTTTTTGAGTCTGCTCTTGCGGGGATAAGTTCTGAGTAAACCCCGGCCCGAGTTTTGCTTCTTGGTCGCGCTGATCGCGTGCCTGCTCGCCAGGAGATGGGCGAAGAATCGCCGCAGCGCCGTGAACCAGACCCCAGCCACCGATCGCATCGAGAGTAGGGGTAGCCGCCATCGCCTTGTTGGCCTCAGTCGCACGTTCGGAGATCGCTGTACCCAGTTCCTGGATACTACCAGTCACTTTATGCCAAGACCGCTCCAGCCAGTTGGGCTCCTGCATATCCTCTGACGTAGCAGCGCGCAGTTGCGGCATCTCGTCGGGTTTGCTCAGACTCGCCACCTCGGGCGGAGTCCATGCGGGTTTTGCTTCAGCCACTTCGGGGGGCTGCCAAGTGGTCTGAGTTCCGGTATCCGGCGCTTGCCCTATTGCCGAGACTTCAGGTGGGGTCCAAGTGTCATTGGCGGGCATTTATTTTTTGGTTATTTCCTGCCCGTTCCACCAGTATTTTGACCCTGAAGGGATTTTCGCGTACTCTTCGGGGGTGACGTTTTTCTGATGTGAATCAGAAGCCGAAGCCGAACCCTTGAGAGTGTTCTCGGCTTCGGTGCGTAGGGTTTGTGCTTTTGCGATACGCGCCTTATACCCTTCTTCATCGCCAGTGAGTTTTAACATCGCGGCATTCTTCTCTTCGCTATCCGCTAAAGAAGTGTACGCCTCCGCCACTTTAATGGGGGTCATACCGCCAGCGATCAAAGATTTAGTGTTACCCCGCATCGTCTCCAGCTCTTTTGCTGCGGTTGCTTTCTTATCCTCAACGCTCAAAGCCGTTTCAGCCTTACCCGCAGCGATATTTTCCGCCGTGTCTCCTCTCATCCCTTGGACGGTCTGGCGACTAAGGCTATTCGCTTTGGCCACTTCTATATCCCCGGTGATCTTCATGTCGGCCATTTTCCCTTTGTAATTCTCTACTCGGGCTCCATTTACCGCCTCCACGAAAGGTTTATACGCCGGAAGTTGGCCTAACCAAGCGGTTTTAGCCTGAAAAGAAGAGAGCGCACGATCCTTCTCGTCGTAGTCCTCCAGTTGCATGATGTCTTGAAATTCAGTATTCAGATCCCCGGACGCCTGTGCGGCCTTGGTCATCAAGTTCTGCGTCTGGACAACGTGATTGATCGTGGCATTGGCCGTAGCAATATCGGCCTGATTCTTTGCCTGAAGAACCGGCATCGCGGCTTGGAAGATCGCCTTCTGCCGTTCCTCTTGCGCCCCGCGCTGCTCCATCTGTTGGGCACGTTCCATCATGGACATACCTGAATTTTGCCCGGCGTTAAACGCCTGACCAGCATCCCCCCCGCCTTCAAATTGTGGTGCGATAAAAGGCATATTATTTCCCGTTTTTATTCATCGCCGCGAGCATATCATTAAGCGAACCGTTCGCGCTCATATCGGCTCCCGAGGGATTAGAGTTAGAGGTTGAATTATACGCCCCTATACCGGCGCTAATCGCCCCACTAGCAGCACTACCGATCTGCCCCCACATATTTGCATTCGTCTGAGAATTTGCATTCTGTGCTGCAGCATTAGCGTTAAGTGTGCCCTGCTGCATCGCCTGATTAGTCTCAGAAGCCTGGGTTTGCTGGCCAGGTGTGACGTACATCGACATCGGCGACATCGGATTCACCTTCGGGGCAATGGACGAAAGGAGGCTGGTCAACCCAGAGGCGGACTGAAGATTAGACTGCCCGTACTGAAGTTCGTTTACCCCTAGGTCGCGGAGGAGAGAGAACTGTCCTGCTTGCCCGGTACGCCCCGTAGAAACTCCTTTCTCGGCGGCAAGCCGTTGAAGATTATCCTGCACGTCTTGTGGGACAGCGTAGGGGTTATCCGCTAACTTTTGCGCCTGAGATGTGAGAGAGGAGGATAAGGCTTTATACCCTGGCATTGCCTGCTCCATGAGGCTATTCGCCTGGGATTGATTAAACGTATTGGTGCTACTTGTCAGCTTCTCGATATCCGCTTGGTTGGCTAAATTGCCCTTAACCGCTGCTGCCTGATCGGCCTGTGGGTCAATTGCCGCTGCCTGACCTGGGGCGACTTTCTTATTTTTGGAAGCAGAATAAACCGCAGTGCCCGCGGCCACGACTGCACCAGCGACCGCTGCCCACACGTACCTGGGTTGCGGGATTAACTTTAGGGTATTTCGGCCCCCGAAAAATTCAAAGTTCGGTATCACCGTAAAAGGACTCCTTTGGTCAGATCCACCCAACGAAGTTTTTCCTCGTCAGTCAACAGATCATTCTCGCGCTCAAAGATAATGTCATTGGCGATTTCGGCCAGATCGGTTTTCTCCGTCGCATAGAAGGCCACCCAGACGGTATCCTTAAGTGTTTCAACTAGCCGCTTCACACCCGGCTCGTTCACCCCATGAAAAGGGGCTTTGATGTGGGTGATGCCGTGGGAATCCCCAACCAACACTTCACCCTCAAGAATGGAGAACGGGCTCGGAACTTTGTGAATGCGAGAGGTGAGAATTGTACCCTTCGGGATGAAGATTTCCCTGATGTACATCTTCATATTCGGCGAAGAAATGAAGTGATGGTGGATCGGCATCTCCACGGGAGCGAACCGCTGCACAATCTCAGCCTCCGCCCGGTCAAACTTCTGGTAGAGGGGTTCGTTCTCGGCGAGACAAGAGGGGGTAGACTCTACGATCATAATTTCTGGATCGTGTAAAGGAACCAAGTGGGCTGCATGACGTTGAACGCAGTTCCACCGCCGACGGCATCCGTGCTGCGGGCAACCGGGGTCTCGCCGCCTGAACCGTCCTTCCACACATCGATACCGAGGTTGTTTCGACTCATACGCTCCGTATAGAGGCCAGAAATAGGGTGGGAGTGGGATACCAGTTCATCGACAGTCTGAAGATGCTCTTCTTCTCCGAGGTAGGTTTCAGGAACGCGATCTGAGAAGCCATGGGTCGAACCCGTACCGGCCACGCCAAACGTACAGCCGACGGCATCCGTAACTTGAGCCCAGCCGGGGTACTTCGCCAAGATAGTTGCAAGCGTGGTACCGCGCACCATACGGATCTCACCCTGCCGCCCATCTGCCGTCACCCAGGCAGTGCCATTCCAGATGCAGAGGCCCGCGCCGTCGGTGGCGAAGTACATCTGCCCGACACCGATCGCAACGGGGGCAGAGGCGAACGTGCCGGACTGCGGAAGGACTTGCACCCGATCCCAGATGGAACCGGTCCAGGCGTACCAGCCAATGCCGTGGAACGAACCATCAGTACGGAACCAAGGTTTGTTCTGGTCGGCGGTGGCGGGGGTCGTGGGGCCGTAATTGATGCCGGAGAAATTCTCGTCCCCCGTGATCGCCAGATACTCCGCGATCAAGTTCTCTAAGTCCTGCATGGTGCCGGGGAACTCCGTACCCGAGGGTAAAGTCAGTGCCTGAAGTTGGAGGTTAAGACCCATGTGAGTTGGAGATAAGACGGTTTAATGGGGATGTCACGCGCAAACTATCTGCCTAAGGGGGTGATTAGGTAGGTGTTCAGGGTGTTGTAAAGATCGAGAGCCTCCGCAGTAGATAGAGTCCCATCGGTAACGACTGCGGCTAAGAAATTCGCACGATAAGGGTAATATGCCCCACCTTGATACTGGGCGGCAAAAACAAGCGGGTTCGTCGTCGGTGTAGCATCCGAAGCCGATCCGGAGGCAATTAAACTGCCGTTTTTGTAAAGTTCAAGTGATGTGGAGTTGATCCTCTGCCCATAGTAAAACCCTGAGGTAACTCCCGCCCCACTGTCGGTAACGGCGGTATCGGAACCCCAGCGGAACGCGGTAAAAGTATCTGATAATTTAAGGGCAAAAGTGGTACTTCCGTCCCGAGTATCAAGGACTTCATCCCCGAACCCGGCTGTCGGGAGGACCGGAGACTTGAGGAACACACCAATACCGCCTTTGCTTGTTCCGCCATTTGTATCCGCAGGTGAAACGGGAAGGGTAAGACGTTTGTCTGAACTGCCGTCATTAAGCAGTCCCCCGGTTTTCGTTAAGTCAGAGTCAACAAAACCCGACTTGGCGCTCTTACCTTTAGATAGTTTGTCGATCAGGGGCACCGTAGCGGTATCCAGCATCTCTGGGAATAGTGGTAGTAGATAGATCAGCTTGCCGTAATAAGACTTGCCCAGCAACTGAACCAACAGCGTATTGGCGATGGCGATGTCAGCGTCATTAACCAGTCCACCTGAAGCAATCAGGGTGTTGACCCAGGCTACTGTCGCTATGTTGAGCGTCGGGGATAGGGTTAGGCTGAAAGGCCACGCCCGACCGAGTAAACCATTAGCAAGCAGGAACGATTCCAGGTCCGTAAGAGGGCGCTTCCAGTAGCCGAGGCGTTGAACCCGGCGCGTCGAGGGATTACTTGTAGCTGTTCCACCAATACGAAGAGGGGCTGTGCCCCAGCTTTGGGGGAGGTGGGGGTAAGTAAACGTTTTCTTTGCCCCTTGTAGCCACATCGTCAGCGTCTTGGTGGTTATATCCCACATGACGATAAAGAATATCCACTGGTTATTGACTGGTGTGATACCGGTGTCGAAAGCCGCGGTAACATTTCCCAACTGCCCATAAATCGAAAGCGATGGAGTAGTGGTTAGCTGAATCTTGAACTGGTCAATCCCTGTATCGGATTTAGAGATTACAAAAGGTTGGGAAGAAATATCACTGGAGTTTATAAACGCAGCGTAGGTAAACCCATGCGCTCCCATCTGGATCTCCTCCTGAGACGCCCGAGAGAGATATTGAGCGCCCGTAAACTGTGCGGCCAAAGCCCCATCAACCCCGGTTGTGCTGCCAATAGTGCCCCCACTCTCGGACAGGGTTAAACCCAGGATGGAACCCGCACGAGGACCGGAGGCTTCGCCTAGATCCCAATACTCAACCGGGTCAGAACCGGTAACACGTAAAGGCTCTAGGGGTGCCTGTACAAGAATCCCCGCGGCCACAAGAGTTTCTAGCGTACCGTTAAAAATGTAGGCACCGATTAGATTATACTCAAACGCTCCGGGATTAGAATCAGCTGCTCCGTAAAATAATATAACGTTTCCGTCGATTTCAACCAAACTCGGATCGCCGCTTTGACCGTTTTCAAGTTGTGGCGATTCGTGGCCAATAATCAGTCCGTTCTTGGCCCAATTGGTTAGATCGGTTGACTGCGCCCAGTAGGTGTTGGTTGGTAGAACCCCGGCGTTAGGAGCAGCATGATACCAAACGTAATAAACCCCACTAATCTTTTGCAGGAAGGGTCCGCCGAACATTCCACCACTGGCGACCTCAAGATCATAGAGTGGGTTGCCGCCGTTCATAACCGTAAAGGACAACCCATCGGTACTGCTAAAAATAAATATTCTCCAGATGTCGCCCGTGTCTAACCCCTCGGCCATCATATACCAAGTTGCCCCCTCTTTTATCAGACTGGTGTTAGCCCAGCCGGTTACGCTAAGTTGGGGGGAAAGGATGATTCCATCGTCAACCCACGTCAGACCATCGGAGGAATGGTAGCGATTCAGGGTACCGAGGCCCGAAGGGTTAGGGGTTCCGATTAGATAGTAGGTGCCCTCTATCTTCTGGACGCTAATATGCCAGAATTGTCCGACAACGCCACCATAGCCAAGACCAATTAGTGGGGTTGAATTCTTAACCCAAGTCTTACCCTTATCAGTCGAGGTAGCATAGCCAACGGCACTCTCCGTAAATCCGAAGTTATACCACATCCGAAGCAGACCACTATCGTTGAGAACATTACATTCCCCCATGCTAATTTCTTCAAAGCTCAACGAGGGAATAAGCACCGGATTACGCAGATCTAGTGGGAGTGTGGAGGTATATACCCCAACGGTGATCGGACTGTCGGTAAGCCCTGACTTAAATGCGATAGCCTTGAGGGTGGTTGTGTCTGTCAATACCACTGGGACCGTATAGAGCGTTCCCACAGTTGAACTAGGATCACTCCCATCGGTTGTGTAGCGTATGGAGGCCCCCACGGTGATCGTTGAAATGGCTATGCTCCGCGGCATCGAATACGACCCGGGAGCCGGTTCGAAAACGGGAGCCACTACGATCGTGGGCGAAGGTACTCCATCCCCCAGGGGTATTTCATACCGCAGTTCATTACCCGTCACGTCATTAGCGATACACGTTGGTTCCTGCCCTTCGCGTTCCACGTAGTCCGGGTTATCCACTGCCTGCGCCCAGATCGCCACGCGCTCGATCTTGACCGAGCCCGTCCAAGCGAGTCGGATCTGGAATCCAAACCCCGTCGCCAAAGCGTAGGTCGTCACGTCATCAAACGTGTCGGGAATGGAGAAAGACTTCACCAGCGGGCGCTGTTCGGGTAACAGATTCTTCCAGACATGCGGCGTTGCTGTGGCCGCATCCTGCATGATTGCGCAGTGTGAAGTTTCATCCCAGAGCGTCCACTTCTGATTGTTGTCGGGACGCCAGTAGACGGTAAGATCGACCTGCCCGGTGAGGTTGGATAGCCACACGTCACATCGGGTAAGGCGCTTCCGGCGCTTAGGGTCACCGAAGTCGATACGGGGGTACTCCACGAAACACTCGATAGGGGAAAGTGCGACCGGGAGTGCCGTCCCATCCGTCATAGCAGTGCCGTCAGAAATATACACGTCATCGACCTGCCCACTGTCGAACTCCCACAACCGATTGAAGCCATCCTGATCGGACGAGATGCCGAAAGCTCGACTCTGGCCGTTAAACTCGCCCTTTACCAGCTGCGTCCAGTCCACACCCTGCCAAGTGCCGTTGTACGCGGGCGGGGACTGCCCTTGCATAGTGGAGACAGGGGCGAAATCCAGACTGACTAGATCCCGATGCGAAACCCCGCCTTGGGTATTGAGGAAAGGCGAACTAGTCATCAACAGCCGATTGTCAAAATAGACGCCCGACGAGAAGCCGAGAAGTTGCTGGCTGTCGAACTCCACCAGACGACTTACCTCACGGGAGATCGGTACGTTGGCGTCCGACTGCGCCCCGCGGTACTGCGCATAATAGGCGTTGGAAAGTGATGTATTCAGCGAACGGATACCTCCAAGCGCGTCTCGGAACATGAGGTCTTGGTTGACCTGTACGATGGTCCGACCCGAGGGCGTGCCTACGTTACGCATGGCGTTCGTCACGAAGCCTGGGTACGAGGCCCAGGAGTCGCGCTGGGTGATGTCGGCACGGATGGTATCCACGTAGTTGCGACCGAGCGCCACCAAGGCACCATAGTCACTCGTGCCCGTGACGGGGATGAAGGACAGACCGGTGATGGCATCGTTGAAGACGAGCGCGCCGCCGCCGGAGAGATACTGGTTCTCGGTGAAGAGCAGCTCCGTCCCGGCGTCCGCGGTGCGAATGTCGCCCGCCACGAGTTGGTTGCCCTGAATCGCCACCCAGAGCCGCCCGTTTCCGTAAGCCATCTGCAGGCCGATCGGAACCTCAGTCTTGAGCCGATCCGCCCGGCGCGCCGTGGAGCCGTCGTAGATGATGGCGTCCGATTGGCCGTCTTGAATGAGAAAAGACTCAACCGTTTGGCACATCCAAACCTGCTTGATGATCGGGCTGTTGTAGAACGGAAGAACGATCGGCTCGTAGGAGAAGTCCCCGTTGCGGATACCGATGCGCAGACGGTACGGAACGCCACCGATCATGGCGACCAGCATACCCCCTTGAATGTTGAAGTAGCCCACTCCTTGCACGAGGCCGGAGGGCAGGTACCTGCGCTGATGGATGTTGGGCCGCGTGTGGATCTTGGTGCCCCGGAAGCTGACGTTCATCCCCCAGGCGGTCTGGTTGGCCGGAAGCAAATCCGGCGAGACGGCGGACGACACGCCGCCGGAAAAAGTCTCAAGATTATACGGCTGCCAGGTTTGGTCCATGTTAGTTTACGATCCAGATCGCGTAAAGCCCGTCGAGCAAAGTGATCGGTGCCGGGTTTATGTTCGTAGCAAGGATGTTAATGAACCCCGCCGCAACCACTTTCGCCAAGAGTACCACGTAGTCCCCGAGCGCCACGTTCTGCACGAACACCACACTGTCGAGCGTCACACCGGGTACGACCACGCCTTGAGTCGTGGACTCCAGCGGGCGAAGGTCATGCTCCGCCCAGAGGACCTCGGCGCTGACAAAAGTGACCGAGCCCGCGGGGGCGGGTAGATCTGCGGGGATGAACTTCTTCCCGTTCCAGACGGGCACTTGGCCGACCTTGAAGCCCTTACCGGTAAGACTGCCCATGTCCACACCAGAGGGCGGCGTTGTCGGCAGGTTGGCAGCGGAGATGACGCCGATGATCCCACTTGCGGGAACCTGGGCCGCCCAATCGCTGCGACTTACCTTACTCATCGGAGGGCAGCGATGTTACTGCCAATCGCAAAACCCCTTTGAAAAGTAAGACCCGGTATCCTGGACTTGCCCCGGTAGGCTTCCGCTTCCTTGTTCATCAGCGAAATAGCGGTCTGCTTGTGCGCCATGTAACTCTGGAGGCTGTCGGCGTCCCGCTTCCACTGCGCGATCACCATCTCCTTCAGCGCGGGCAGGTTCGAGATGATAAGTACGTCCGTGTCCTCAGCAACCGGGACAAACCGCTTGCGGCAGCGCGCCCGCACAACCTTGGCGGGGGTCGTGTCGTAGTGGGTGAGGGTTCGAAGCCAGTCCGAGAAGTAATGATGGTACGAGGGCGTGGTGTCGGAGAAAAGGTAGTTGGAGAGTACCGTCTCTGTGGTGCCGTCCCACGCGGTCAGCTTGATCGGCCCGCGGGTGACAGGCTTGGTGAAGGCGGAGAGGGTGCTGAACTGCTGGGTTGTCTCGGTATAGGGCTGCGCAAAGTCCATCTCCAGGGGCTCACCGTTGGTGTAGTCCGCGGTTCCGTTGGACGTGCGGATCACTTGCCCGCTACCGTCGGTGCCCTGAAGTACGCACTCCGGGGGAACGGCGGTGCCGTTGGTAAGGATGTTCTCGTCAACCGCGGTGTAGACGCGAAGGTTCCACGGGCCACCGGTCTCGGGCAGACGTACTTGCGTGGGGAACTCCCCCCAATCCACAATCATGCGTTCGTCTACCCAATACCGGTTGAAGTCCGTTTGCGGGCAGTCGGAGGGCGTGCCGGGACCGTATGCACAAAACTGATACCAAGGGGAACTGATCGTCTGCGGGACGCCCTTGATGTTGATCTGCATCAATCGATCGAGGAAGGATGGGAGGACCAGATGACCATCCGTGGCGACGATATGCCACCGGTCTACGACGTTGGGGAACTCGCCCTCGTTTTGAAGCTCTTGGATGGCTGCATTGGTTCGGACCAGCACGCGAGGATCGGTGACGGCCATGCCGCTAACGCCGCACACGCGGGCTATTTCTGCTTTGGCGTTCCCGTACGTTATCTGTATCATAAAAATTTACACTGGGTCGGATTCAAATGGATCACCGAGCACCGCAACAACTCGATCCTCCAGAGTGAAATACTGAACGTCCTCGCTGCCGACCTTGACCTTCATCACGGCATTCGAATTGAGGAGAACACGGTCGCCCTTTTTTATCTGCTCGCACTTCGGCCCGACGGCGAGGACGTTGGCTTCCAAGAATGGGGGGAGTTGGGTGCTGCCGGGGAGGACGATCTTACCGGGGGCGTAAGTATCTTCCAAAGAAACGTCGAGCCAGACCGAGCTGGCGACGGGGGTGTAGACTTTTTCGCGGAGTTTCATAGAAATTATTCTTCGCCGGAGGTGAGTTCCATCCGGTGTTCGGTGGCGCTCTCGGTCTTCTCCTCGAGCAGCGTATCCAACCGGTGCATACCGGGATTCGGATGACGGGGATGGTTGGCCCTCGACAGAGCTTCCATCTTCTTGACCTGTTCCGACTGATAGGGCTTCCCTTGCGGACGCCGGTAAGGCTTGTAGGTGCTCATGATTCTCACTGCCCCGTTACCCGCGAGGAGTCAATTATTTTCGGGGGTGGATTACTTGATCCGTGACGCCTGGAAGCCCCGACTTTTGATCTGACTGTGGAGAAATGCGCCTCTGCTGTCGCTGGAAAGAAAGGCTTGGGCGGTGTCGGGCGGTACGTCCCGGTAGGCGTATGTCGCGCCACTGTGGAATGTCACCGTCAGAACTTTTGTCGCTTCGTCGTAGTTAGCGTCGGCGATGGTGGAGGAAGGGGGATTCACGGGCTTATGTGGTACTGCGGAGAAGTTTCTTACTAGCTTTTCAAGTACCCTGACGAAAGTTCCGTTACATGTGAAGCAGATTTGTTATCCACCCTATCGTAGTAATCGACCGGCCACCGGATCGGGAGGGTGGGGGCTACCGCCGGGTGGTCATCCCTTCTGCACGTATGCTGCTAACCTATGCACAACGTATCCACTTCATCACTACAGTACAGTCTCAATAAGACTAAGGCAATCGACTGCACGTAAGCAGAGCAATAGAGCAAATCGGATTCGATGCTACTAATCATGTAGTTGCAGAACAAATACGCACTAGATAACATATGTCTAATCAAGCTGTATTTGTGTGCTTAAACAACTGATACACAATAGACTAACTAATCGCAATCGGTGCAGAAGGGGTGACGTTCTTCTCTGCTTTCGTTGCAGCCGGAGTGGCGAACACAAACATATTAACATTCGTAGAGCTGCCGGATTGCTGTTCAACTTTGGCATCCATACCTCTGCAAGTACGTGATACGCCAATGAGATTGCGAACTGCACCAGAGGCCGCTTGCGCGATTTTGGCGCGAGATTCCATCGTTCTCAGCTTCTTTTCGATGGGTAAACTCTCAAATTCTGGCGAGCCTGGAGCTAAGCTTCCCCTAAGAAGATTAAGTGAGCCTAATGTTAGCTCTTCAGACTCAACAGCAATCCTTTGGGAGACTTCGGCTAAATCTTTCTCGACGATAGCAGTCACAGTAGCTTCGGCTTTCTCCCATTTCTTGCCACGAATCTTTGCCCATCCTGCATTCGTGATAAGCATCTTGGTGGCCTTGTAATTACATCCAAGCTGATCCGATATCTCTTTAGGACCTAGATTACCGACCAAATAGAGTGTACGAATCTTAATCTTCTGATCCACACTAAGGTATCCTTGCCCGCTCATATATTGCCTGGGACGAAGAACTGCCGGACTTTCAACGGTTGCTACCATACCGATACCAATGGTTCCACGTGGAACAATTGTCAATTCCAGTCATTTTCCGCGCAAATCAGAAACTAATTTCACCTCTAACTCCTTAGTTCTCAGGCTACTTACAACTAAATAGGAAATTTCTATTGATTGTTTTAGAGGGAAAGACGATATTAGCGGCATGGAAACAACCGAATCTAAACCCTCCATCGCTTACGGTCCTTCACTTGAGCGCCTTAACCCGGCGTTCAATCCCTCTTCCACTCCGAATCCCGCCAAAGATATGGCAGACCTTCAGGAGTTAATCGAAAAGATGGCTCGCGCCGAAATACCCTCCCCCTAGCAAAACCCGCCACCCCTCCCCATTTCTCTCATTCTGCACGTCAACCCTTCAACGTATATTCAAATGAGCCCTTCAGAAATCGACATTACCGCTCTAGTGAGCGACACAGCGTTCGACCCTTGGAATCTGTCCAATAGCCGGGCTAATCTAGGCGATAACGCGGGAACACTTACCTGGAACGCTTCCAAAGCGGTCGCACGCGATACGAAGCCCTGCCCATTGCCTGAAGCGAGCGAAGACGATTTCAAATCCTTTGTGCGCGGATCCGGCGGATGGGATGACGAAGAAATAGCTGCGTGGTCGCACGAAGAACTTGTCGCTCTATTTGTCCAATGGGTAGCTGGCGACATTCAAGATGCGTTCGGCCACGACCTTGACGAGGATTTCAACGCTTGGGATTGGGCGCAGTATGAAATCGACGCGGAGAACGGTCGAGTTTCTTCCCGGCTCTTCCGCTCTGAAGGCAAACTCTACTTCTCAATTTCCAACTAAAAACCACACGTCACCCCGTCATAACTTTATCCCCTCAGCTCCTCCAACGTTCACAAATTATAATCTTATGAAAATCACAAACGTTCACGACACACGCATTCCGGCATTAACCGAATCCGTCCTCTCCCAGCTGGGGATTGCTTTCAACGGCGAGGGCATTTCCACTCTCGAAGACATCGCACGCAATTCTGCCGATGCGGGCTGGTCTGGTTTCACCTATTACACCGACACGCTGGAGTTTTATGCCAACAACCGAGACAGCATCCTAAAGTTGGCTGAGGAACTAGCTGCCGACCTAGGCGAGGACATGCTCGGCATGATCGCCAATTTCGGATGCCTAAAAAGCGACAAACTCTCGCCCACTACTATTGCCGCAGCGCTCTATGAAGGCAAAGGCGAAGACGCAACCAACGTACGCAACGCTATGGCATGGTTCGCACTCGAAGAAATCGCACGCGAGCTTTGCCCTGACGTATAAACCCCCACCAACGTGCACGCCATGCTAACCCTTGCCCTTCTCCTGGTCTGTTCGCATCCCCACGCCAATAACGCCGTCTACACGTTCAACGCCGTTCCCTGGAGCTGCGACCGTGCACACCGAATCCTTTCGCACGTCAACCCAACTTATTTTGTTTAATATGAAAACCCCCATCTCAACTCTCGTTAAACTCGGAGCCTGTCACGACGCACTTGCCTGGTGCCGCACAAACTCCATGCCCGATCTAGAAACCGCGTGGCTTAAATGTCCCCGTGGCGAATGGATGGAATGGCTCGCGGCCAAACGTAATGTGGACCCAGCGAAACTCGCCGACTACGAGGCCAAGCGTGCCCCGCTGGACGCCGACTACGAGGCCAAGCGTGCCCCGCTGTACGCCAACTACGAGGCCGAGTGTGACGCGCTGTACGCCAACTACGAGGCCGAGTGTGACGCGCTGTACGCCGACTACGAGGCCAAGCGTGCCCCGCTGGACGCCGACTGGCAGGCCAAGTGTGACGCGCT